CTAGATGGATATTCCACAATGAAACAACCGAATAAGATTGAACTTGAAGTAGAAAAAGAACCAACAGATTTCTTTAATTATCGTTGGGACGGAACAAGCTTAATATATGATCCTGACAATGTGCCAGAACCAGAGCCAGCACCACCAACCGACATTGAGGTATTACAAGCCGAAAATGCGGAATTAAAACAATTGAATTCAAAACTCATGGTTAATGACGTGAATTTAAAAAAAGAGCTTTCAGAAGTAACGAAAAAAGCAGATAATTTTGCGCAAATTAGTGCAAAATCAATGCTTGCGATTAATCAATTAACCAATCAGGTAAAAGAAATTAACGAAAAATTAGAAGAAGGAGTGGAATAAAATGTTTACATTTGATGACATTAAAATGATGTATGACTGGGGCTGTTTTACAGATGAACAAGTTGCAGAATTTGTACCACTTTGTATAACAGAAGATGAATTTACAAAAATGACAGGAAAACCGTTTAGCAAAGGCTAAGCGGTTTTTATTATTGGAGGAATTATTTTGTCAAATGAAATTGTTGTCGCTGTTATAGGATTAGTAGGCAGCACAATTGGCGCGTTTATTGGAGTTGTAGCTAGCGCCAATTTGACAGCTTACAGAATTGAACAGCTAGAAAAGAAAGTAGAAAAACATAATGGGATAATTGAAAGAACCTTTAAATTAGAGGGTCGAATGCAAGAAGCGGAACATGACATAATAGAATTGAAAGGAGCAAAAAAATGATTCTACCAGATAAGTACTACAAGATTATCAAATGGGGCGTGCTAACAGTGCTACCTGCAAGTTCTGTTTTGGTTGCCACGCTAGGTAAAGCTTATGGATGGCAGCAAACAGATATGGCTGTTTTAACTATTAATGCCATAGCAACTTTTTTAGGAGTAGTAACAGGTGTGTCAGCATATAATTTAAAAGACAAGGAGAAGTAAAAATGAAAAAGAAAATTTTAGTAGGAGCGCTTGTCGCTCTATTTTTTATGCCTTTAAATGTATTTGCTGCAAAAGGTGACCAAGGCGTTGACTGGGCGATTTATCAAGGCGAACAGGGTCGTTTTGGTTATGCACATGATAAATTCGCTATTGCTCAGATTGGTGGCTACAATGCTAGCGGTATTTATGAACAATACACATATAAAACGCAAGTGGCAAGTGCTATTGCACAAGGTAAACGTGCGCATACCTATATTTGGTATGACACTTGGGGAAACATGGACATTGCGAAAACAACGATGGATTATTTCTTGCCACGTATTCAAACGCCTAAAAATTCCATCGTTGCTTTAGACTTTGAGCATGGCGCTAGTTCTGACGTAAACGCAAATACGGAAACAATCCTATATGGTATGCGCCGTATTAAACAAGCAGGATATACACCAATGTATTATTCATACAAGCCTTTTACGTTACAATATGTGGACTATCAGCGAATTATTAAAGAGTTCCCTAATTCTTTATGGATTGCTGCCTATCCTAGCTATGAAGTAACGCCAGAACCATTGTATGCTTATTTCCCAAGTATGGATGGTGTTGGAATTTGGCAATTTACATCCACTTATATTGCTGGTGGGTTAGATGGTAACGTAGACTTAACAGGTATTACTGATAACGGGTATACTGCAATTGACAAACCAGAAACCGAAACTCCAGCAATTGATGCAGGTGAAGAAGTAGAAAATACGCCAAGTTCCGATGTTAAAGTGGGCGACACTGTTAAAGTGAAATTTAGTGTTGATGTTTGGGCAACTGGTGAAGCTATTCCGCAATGGGTAAAAGGAAACAGCTATAAAGTACAAGAAGTAACTGAGAGCAGAGTATTGCTTGAAGGTATCTTGTCATGGATCAGCAAAGGCGATATTGAATTATTGCCAGATGCGGTAACTGTTCCTGATAAACAACCAGAAGCGACTCATGTGGTACAATACGGTGAAACGTTATTCAGCATTGCTTATCAATATGGAACAGACTATCAAGCGTTGGCGGTATTAAATGGATTGACAAATCCAAATCTTATTTATCCTGGTCAAGTTTTGAAAGTAAATGGATCAGTAGTAAGCAACGTTTACACAGTTCAATATGGTGATAATTTATCAAGTATTGCAGCCAAACTCGGTACTACTTATCAAGCCTTAGCTGCATTAAACGGACTATCAAATCCTAACTTGATTTATCCTGGTCAAACATTGAACTATTGATAGTTTTAATATAAAATAAGGATACACTTATTTAAATTCTCTTGAGTCGCCTTCCCAAAGGCGGCTCTTTTTCTAAAAAGCACTTGTAATAAAATATTCGATTTGGTTTAATTATAGTATATAAGTTTACTGTTAAAGGAGAAATAAGTGTGGATTGGAATGAAGGTCCTTGTAGGATAGATACTTTAGAAAATGTTGATTGTATTTTTTCTATTGATGAAAATGGAAACTCTACTTTAAAAAATGCTCATTTGTTTGATGATAATAATAAGTTATTTACTATAACAGGAGTATATATAGAGACTGAATATCACAATTTAATAAGAGATCAATTAATGGAAATTAAAAATAAATATTGGGAAGATGGTCTATTTCAAGGCAAAAGAGTAGTTTTTCATTCAAAAGAAATACGCAAGAAACAAGGTCCATTTAATCCTAAGTTAATTAATTATATTGATTTTAAAAATAAACTTAATGATTTTCTTTCAGGTTTACCAGTAAAAATGTATTCAGCCACTATTGATAAATTTGAGCATAATAATAGATATATAAATCCTTATCCTGTGTATGAATTAGGGGTAGAATTTATTATAGAACGGTTTTGTTTTGATCTTAGAAGAAAAAACAAACAAGGAGTTGTTTTATTGGAATCTAGAGGTTTCAAAGAAGACTGCTTAGTATTAAGTAAATTAAAAAATTTATTAGAATCAGGTAATGATTATAATAGCGAGGATAATTTCTCTTGTATCTCTGGAGTTTATTTTAATCCAAAAAGAACGTCTGATGGGAGACAATCGTATTGGCCACTTGAAATTTCTGATATTCTTTCATATAGGATACATAGATTCATAAGGACAGGAATTGAAGATGAAGATTTTGTATGTATTAAGGACAAGATATTTGGATATCCAGATTTTGAAGGAAAAGGATTAAAAATATTTCCATATAAGGAATTACGGAGTGAAAAAAATGAATGA